GTCGAACGAGGTCTGCTGCTGACCGTAGGGCGCAAGCGAGGTCTGGATCGGATTGCCCGAGTTGAACGAGGTCGTGGCCTGCGGCACGCCGGTAATGGCGTTGGGATTGCCCGCCGCTGGCGCACCTGAATTGGCCGGGTCGAATGGCGTGTTCAGCAACTGCGCGATATTGCCGCTCTCACTGTTGGCGATGCCCGCCATGTTCATCTGCGCGCCGAGATTTTGGTTCTGGATCGCTTTGCCCTGATCCGTCAGCGTTTGGGTCGCGGTGAAGCGTGGAATGTTGTAGGTCTGGTTGGTTGTGGGATCGGTCCAGCTATAGCTGCCAGTCTGGTCGTAGTTGAGGTTGCCGGTCGGCGTGACCTGATTGGTGTTGTTCAGGTACGCATTGGCGACAGCCGTCGAGACGTTGGTGCCGGTCGCAGCCGCAGCCGTAGCATAGGGATTGGGCGGTGTCGGTGCGTCGGGTTTGCTCATCTCAGTATCCTTGCGGCATTTGCGGTGGCATCGGCGGCACGCCCGCTGGCGTGGCCTGTCCCGGCGCAGGCGGCGTGGTGCCCTGCCAAGGCATCGGTGAAGCAGGCTGCAGGCCCGACTGGCCCGGTGGGGACAGCATCGACGGCCAAGGCGTGCCTCCCGGCGTAGCCTGACCGACCGGCACCTGCTGCGGCGGGGCAGTCAGGTTGACGCCGCCCTGTTGCGGCGGCCCTTGCGGGACCGGCGCGCCCTGCGGCGGGGCCATCTGCGCGGGCGGCGGCTGTTGCGGCGCTGGCTGTGCCTGCTGCGGCTGTGGCATGCGCTGCATCTGCGGCTGCGGCGGCGGCTGCTGCACGTTCATCAGCGCCTGCGCAATCGCGTTGCGCTGCCCGTCCTGCTGCTGGTTGATCATTCGGCGGCCTCCGCAAATTCCTTGTCGAGCATCAGATGATGCCTGAAGCGTTGGTTGAACTTGTTGTCGGCCCACGCCTCGCTAGTGAGCAGGCAGAGCACGCCGTCCTTGTCGCGGCCCCACATGCGCGGCACCGGTACGAAGGCGTAACCGTAGCGCGACAGCATGAAGAGCAATCGTTCGTCGTCGGCGGAATTGCGCTGCACCACCATCTGGCAGCGAAGCTGCAGGAACGGATACTGGTACATGCGCTTGATGGTCTCGCGCGTTAGCCAGACTTTGCCCGGCAGCGCCGCGCCGCTTATTTCGATGATGCCCGCATCGGGATCGTAGTTGTGGTAGACGATGCCCGCGATCAGCTTGCCGTCCTGATCGATCACACCAACGGTCTTGCAACGCCCGAAGCCGCGCTCGCTGCAGGTCGGGATCATCTGCGCCACGAACCCAGCAACGATGTCGTCTTGGCCGTAGACATAGTCGAGCATCAGCCACCACCATAATACTGCTGTGGCGTCTCAATCGGCACTTCGGGTATACGCGGATATTCCGAATTGCCGGGAATGTTCGCTGGCGACGATGCAGGCCAAGATGGCGAGGTATACAGCGGCATGTTCGAATAGTCGCCGCGCCCGTACATGCCGTTGCCAAGGTTCTGGCTCGGATAGAGATCGGGATAGTACGGCGAAGTTTGCAGGTTCTTGAACTGCTGCGCGTTCATGTCGATGGGCGGCTGGTTTTGCTGCTGCATCAACTGCTGCGCAATCTGGTTTCGTTGTGCGGAAGCGCCATCGCTAACGTTCTGATAGCCACCGCCGCCTTGCTGCTGCGCCATCATATTGTTGAATTGCATAATGTCGCTCTGCGACATCTGCTGCAGCAGGTTGGCTGGAATGCTGTAGGGATTGTTGCCGCCCTGAAAGCCGCCGTAGCCGGGAGCCATGCCACCGCCGCCAAACGACGGGTTCTGCCCAGACGTCCCATAGGTGTTGCCGACATTGGCACCGCCTGCGCCAGCCGCGCCCGTGCCCGTACCGCTGGGATAACCCTGAGCGGGATCGGGCGCTTGCTGTATCGGCGGCTGTCCCGCCATCGGGCCGGGCAGATAGTTCGGGTTGCCCTGATAGGGCTGGCTGCTGGTGCCGCCGCCCATTGCGCGGTTGAACGTCGCCCGGTCGCCCGCCGACATGCTCGCCCACGCGCCGGGATCGACGCCGTAGGTGTTTTGATCCGCGCCACCCATCGTGGGGTTGGCAAATGAGTTTGCCATGCCGGGATTGTAACCAAGGTTCGGATATGGCCCGTTGCTCGGCGGGAGATGCGGTTCGGCGTAGGGGCTGGATTGCGCCAGCGTCCATGCATAGGGATCGTGCGCAGTATCGCTGCCGATGCCGCCCATCCCCGCTTGATAGTAGGGGTTGTTCGCCAGCCCAGCATCGGGGAAGGAGTTGGCATCGATGGTGCCGCCGAAGCCGCCGGTTGCGCGCCCGTAGGCTGCACCCAAACCAGAATAGTAATCGGTCTGTTGCCCAAAATTGCCGAAGATGTTGTTCAGCAGCGCCTGATCCTGATAGCCCGCACCGGTCAGCCCCATCGAGGCGTTGATGTCGGCTGCACTCATGCTGCCATAGTCAGCCATCAGCCGCCCCCATAGTAGGGTGAGAAGCCGCCGCCGTAAGCGCCGCCGCCGCCGAATGGACCGCCATAGGCACCGGGCACAGACGGCTGGCCTTCCCAGCCCCAACTACCAACAGGGCCGCCAACAGTCGCCGTGCCGGAACCACCACCGTACCCGGTGCTGTCGTAGCCGGGAGGCGCGGTCTGGCCGTAGGAGTTATAAGGCGTCTGATTAAAGAAGGGGCTGTAGTCAGGGTAATATGGTTTGGTGGGCGGCGCGCTTGGACTGCCGCCACCAGCGAAATCGCTGCCGCCGCCCGGCGCGGTCAGACCGCCGCCGATATTCGCAGGTGGCAGACCTGCGCCGCTGAAGGCGTTATATCCGCTCGGTATCTGCGGCTGACCCATCGCGCCGCCGCCGTAGGGACCGGCCACACCGGTCGGGATCGCATAACCTGCCGACGCGCGCCGGAACAGCGCGATGTCGGTGGCCGACATCCGCGCCAGCAGTTCGGGCGGGATGTCGGCGTTGCCGGGCTGCGGCGCAACGCCGGTCGGCGCGGTCGGCGTTGAGTATTGCACGGTGCCGCCGCTCAATGCCTGCTGCGGCTGCTGCATCAGCGTCTGTGCAATCGAGTTCCGCTGTGCATCAGCGCCGCCGCCTTGCGAGGCCGCCAGCGCCTGACGGAATTGCATGATGTCGCCCTGCGACATGCGGGCGAGCAGATTGGCGGGAATGTCTGAATTGTCAGCCATTGGTTAGCCTCCACCGTAGTAGTCTTGCGGCGCATAGGAGTAGACAGGAGCGGGTTGCTGCGCCGCTGGCGCGGATGCCGTCGGTACGGATGCTACTGGCGCAGCCGCTGCCGGTGCCGCCGCTGCTGGCGTCGTTCCCGCCGCCATGAAGGCGGAAAACTCTGCGGGCGACACCCTCGACTGGAACGTTGCGATGTCGGAAGGCGACATCTGTGCCCGCATCGCCGCCCATTGCGGGTTGTTATTCGAGGTCACCTGCGCGGCAATCACATCGCGCTGCTGCGGATTGTTGACCGCTGCCTGCGTCGGTACGGTGACGCCGGGACTGTACGGATGCGCCGTCGTCCATGCCTGCACCGCCGCTTCCGATTGCGGGTTGCCGTGAATGTAGGCTGGCGCGAACAGGCCGCCCAGCGCGCCTACGGGATCATAGGGTGGTAGCTGCATCGCTCACCTCAGACATTGACGCCGCCGGTCTCGTAGACGCATCCAATGGAAATCAGATCGACAACCGGCTTGGCCTGCTGCGCCACCGTCACCTGCACCACAGGCGCGTGGCTGTAACCGCTCTGCCCAATGCTCACCCAGCCGGTGTTGCGCACCACAGGCACGCCCGCGCTTGGCTGATCCCATTTGGCGTGATCCCACAGCCCCTGATCCCAGACATCGAGCAGGCCGGGATCGGGACCGGCGGGCGGCGGCGTCGGCAGCGTGATGACGTAGTCTGTGCAGGCCGCCAACTGTGGTTGGAACGGCTCGCCGTTATTCGCCGAGAACGAGGCTCGCGCCTGTCTCCATGTGATTGTTGACGGCGGGGCCTGAAACATTTCCCAGCCGCCGACCAAGGTCGCGACATAGGGCACACCGTCATCGGTACCGGTCTGGTCCGCCGTCATGATGTAACCGTCTTGGGTGCCGAAATACATTTGATTGCGGATGATCATGTAGCAGGTGCAATCCCAGCCGACGTAGCGGCACCACGCACCCGACAGCGCGTTCGCCACCAGACAGTAGCGGTTGCCCGGCGCGCCGCCCGGTAGCGTGACAAAAATTCCACCGTAGAAATCCCATTTCTTCATGGTCCACGACCATGCGATCTTGGCGTTGACTTCGGCCTGCCACGTCTTCGGGATGGCGCGGGTGATCGCCGCAAGTTGCATCGCGGTGGCGTCTTTGGTGATGGCTTCCGAGATCGGCACGATGCCGTCCACCGTCGCGATCAACAGGTCGCCGCCGACCGGGATATGGGCGTTCATACCCATCGGTTTCGATACCGAATAGCGCCCCTCCTGCCGCCAGTTCGAGGCGTCAGACGGATCGCTGCCGGTGAAGATCAGCAACTCGCCTTCACTGGTCGCAAAAACACATTTGTCGTCGATGCCGTCGCCCGCATCGATGGACCACGTCGCACCAAACAATAGCTTGCCGCCCTTGGTTGCCGCGCCCGACAGCGGGATCATCTGCAGCGCGCCCTGAATGGCGTTGGTCGGCAGGTACCATGCGTTCATGGTGCCGCCTTCCAGAAAATACCAGCGATTGCGATACTTCCAGACGTAAACCAGATTGTGGCCCGCCACCACCGACGATCCCACAGGCCCGGTGATCTGGCCCGCGTTCAGTGTCGTCCACGTCGTGCCGTCGAAGCGCAGCGGATAATCACCGGCATCGTTGACGACCATCATGTAGTCGCCAGAGGCATTCGCCATCTGACTGGCGCAGTAGTTGCCGGATGCCTGTCCCGTTTTTACGACGGTCGGCGCGCCGGTAAACGATACGTCGTAAAGTTTGGTGGCGTTGCCCGCGAACATCTTCTGGACGTTGCCCGAGATGTATTCAAAGCCTGAGATCACTGGCGTGGTCTCAGGCAGCGTAGCCCAACGTTGACAACCGCCGCGCAGCTTGACGCCGCGCAAGGTCGGTGCCCAGTTGTCGCAGATGATCGCGCCGCCGGGCTGCATGAAGCCGTAGTTTTCGTTCTCGATGATGCCGCGCGTCGGTGCCGGGATCACCATCGCCTGCAACTGCTGTGCGACCTGCTGCGGAACCGCCTGTCGCCGGAACGCCTGATGCTGGCTCATCCTGAGGGTGTCGGTACGTCGAAGGGATAGGCGGTGCGAGCGGCATAGGAGACCGGATAACGGCCCGCGATGATCGGTGCGGGACCGTCAGAACCCATCGCATAGGTCAGTGCATCGCCATAGGTGCCCATGTCTTCCGCGTAGGCGGTACCCTTCGACGCCTTCCACTGCCAAATCATGCCGAGTTTCAACAGCCTTTCATCGAGCCGGAAGCTGTCGCCATCGGCGAGGAAACTGTTGCCGAAGCCGCCGCTCGCCAGCGCCACGCCGTTCTTGTCGAGATAGGCGAAAGTGACGGTCTGGCCGACCTTCAGGATCGGCTGGATGTAGAACTGGTTACCAATGATGGTCCACTCGCCGCGCGCGTCGTAGCGGTTCAGCGCCCGGCGCTGTATCCAGCGGTCGGTGTCGGGAATGAACACCATCGGGTACAACGCCGACGTCGAGCGCCAGACGTTGGAGGAAACCAGCAAGCGCCGGAAGTTGGCCGGAAGCGGATAGCTTTGCGAGACGCCGTCTCCGGTGAAGACGTTGACCAGCCGAAGATCGGTCCACTCGCGGGTATCGCCCGTGATGCGCTGCGCCATCTCGTTGGCAAGCGACAGCATCTCCTGCATAGTGCGGTTGCCGGTAATGTTGGAGAAGACGGAGGTCGGCACGATGACGCCGACCGCCGCGCAGACATCCTTCACCACCGTCAACAGGGTCATGTCACGCCACCTTATCGGGGCGACAGGTCATCGCCATCTGCAGCAGCGTCTTGCGATTGGCCGTGCCATGCGGTGCGTGTCCGGTTTGCGCGGTGACGTAATCGCGCAACTGTTCCGCCGTCATATCCTGAAACTCCGGATCGATCCGCGAGTTCTTCAGCGTCTCGACATCCTGTTCCAGCATGGCGTTGCGCGCCTTCAGTGCCTCCAGTTCGGTCTGCATCTGCTTGTTCGGCGCGCCCTTGCGGCTGTCCTCGACAAACTCCATCGCGGCGTTCTTCAACTCGCGCCCGCCGTGCCCCAAGTTTTTGAGCTCCTGCCCATCGATGGTTGCCAAGGCTTCCACCGTGTAAATGTTCTGCGCCCGCAACTCCGCGCGCTTGCCTTCACTGAGGAACGGCACGTCGGCGAGCGGCGTACCCGACTTGGTCTGCTGGCTATGCGCCTTGAACTGCTGGTACTGTTTCGAGAACCGTTCGGCGTAGGTGATCTTGCTCTGGAAGCCGGTCTCCGGGTCGTTGCTCCAGCCACAGACTTCCGTCACCGGATGGACTGAGTAGTCCTTGCTGCCGGGTCGGCGTATTTCCACCACCTCTTCGTCATCGAAGATCGGGCGGCCTTCTATTGCGGTCTTGGCT